TTCATAAATCAGAATTTGAACCTAAACATCCACAAATACAACCAAAACCACATGGTGGAGATTCTCAAGCTTTAATGAATGCAAGACCAGACAGAGTAGAAAATTCTGTTGCAACAATATTAAAACCAAATCCATTTGAAACTATTGCAGCTTCATCAGGAATTATAAATGTATCAGAACAATCTCATGGTAGATCAACAGGAGATACTGTAAGATTTAGAGGACCACCATTTACTGCAGGCACTTTTGCAAACCCTGCATCATTTGATGGTATAACAGGATCAAATGTTGCAAAAGCTGCTGGTTATTCTATAACTATTGGCAAACGAGATTCTAGTG